ATGTTAGATTCATTAACTCAAGAACAAAAATATACGATAGCTAAATTTTATAAATTATATATGGAACGTTCTAATGAAGGGCAATCTGAAAGTGAAGCGAATTATTTTGGAGATAGTATTAAAGCACAAGATGATTATTTCTGTGATCGTGAATACGATGATTTTTTAGAGAATTGTAAAGTTCTAATCGATCGTGGTTATCTTGAAGGACAACTTACAGCAGATAGAATTGATGATATTACCGTTACTAATAAAGCATTTACCGAAATAGAGCAAAGTTTTAAATAGTTAAACTGCTGAGCCTAGGACATAAGTGAAATAATGATGCTATTTTGCAATTTCGAAGTAGCTGACTGAACTGAAAAGGTGCTTAAATCATGCTTTTTCATTTCAAGTCATCCTAGCGAGTGAGGCCCAAGCAAAGAGAATTTCATTAAGAAATTCTACAAGCAAAGCAAGTTGGGAGTGGGACGATGAATTTAAAAAAATTCTATCCTACTCCCAGTTTTATTTTTACGAAAAGGTGAATATATGACTAACTGGAAAATAAATAATCAATCACAAAGACATTTGATGATTCAAGAACATGCGAATGAAATATCTATTGTTGAACCTTATCATAATGGATCTTTCAAAATATTAGCTGAAATTAACTTAAATCAAACATCAAACGAGGCACAACTTAACGATGAAAACTTATATGTTTCAGTAAGTAAAGAGCATAAAGAGATTAACATTTTCGATAAGGAGAAATAGCTTGATTAATTATACGTTTACACAACTGTTTTTAAATAGTAATTAGATGTTAATTACAAGGTAATATGTATTATATTATATGTGTAGTACAATACAATTAATGATGTAAATTTAATGGAGGTAGCGTATGGAGAAACTGTTGTTCTATACAGGCACGGTATTACTAATTATTGCGATTATATTAATCTTGTTCGCTATTGTGGCAGTATTTAAAAATAAGAATTACTTTAAATATTTTGCGATGGCAATTACGATTATTCTACTAAGCATGCTTGCTTTAGGCATTCATAAAATGATTGAAAGTAATAATCCATCTGAAAATCAAGCAACTCAATCTAAAGATAAGCAATCTAAAGAGGATAAATCATCTAAAGATAAAAAGAAAAAAGACAAAAAAGATGACGACAAAGATGATAATAATGTTACTCAAGAAGAACAAAATCGTTCTGAAGAAACATCAACTAATGAAGAATTAAATACTCAAGAACAACAAAGCTCACAACAAGAGCAACCAACAACTGAAGAATCAACTAACGAAGCACCTTCTACTCAACAAGATACTACACAAGATAATACTGTAAACAATCAAAATAATACTTCTTCTAATACTAATCAAAATGCGAATCAAGTTGATGACACAAATCAAAACTATAATCAAAACAATAGAAATAGTAATGACAATGGAGATAATAGCGGTTCGAACGAAAATGTTTCTACAGAGAATAGTTCAAGTACTGAAAATCAGTCTAATGAAAATCAAACACAGACATATTCAGAAAATAGCTCCGCTGAACAATCTGACAATGGAGAAGCAACAACTGAGACTAATACAGATGAATCAAATAATAGTGCAAACTAATTAGTGTAATCAATATATAAACTAATTAATTCAATTACTTTACCGGGATAATCAACTTTTCGACTTATCCCGGTATTTTTTAATTTAAATTATCAAATATTATTAACTGTTGAATTTTTAGAAAAGTGTGACATACTTATAGTAATAATATTTATATCAATTAGATATTAAATATAATTAAATAAAGGGTGACACTTATGAAGAAAGTAGCTTTTGTACTACTCTCAAGTTTTTTACTATTAGGGGCATGTGGTAACAATGATGATTCAGTAGATAATGTTAAAAAAAGTTCTCACAAAAAAGACAACCCTAAGGCTCATAAAGATAAAGGCGAATCAGATCGTACAGATGGTAAAAAAATCAACGATAACTAATAGCAAAACAAGCATTTACATGTTTCTTTAATTGAAACGTAAATGCTTGTTTTTTCTGCAATATTACTAGTTCAAAACATAAAATTACTTTCACTTCTTATCCGATTCAAACAGCTTTATTGCATCTTTAAATAAATCTTTACTTCCTAGCCATGTAGAAAGAGATGACATCGTAAAACTAATCGCTTTCGTTAATAATTCCATATTTCAATAGCTCCTATACTAACGAGTTGTCTTAGTTCATCATGCTGACTTTTGTATGCTTACTATATATATACCACATTGAAATTGGATGTAACATCATTGAAGCGTGGTACAGAATTTGAAATCCTTTGTAACCCCAGCTTTCTTTGCTTGTGGAATTTCTTTTCGAAATTCTCTTTGCTGGGGCCCTGACTGTACTGAGAAAAGCTTAATTTAAGTGTCTTATCAATTCAATGAGCTACTGTAAATTTGCCAAATAGCATTATCATATTATTTATGTTCAAGAATCTTTAAAAAGCGTTAGAACCTTTCGTTCTAACGCTTCGTCTACATTTATTGAAATTTACATTTCAATTCCGATAATCAATGTACTTGTTTGAAAGTCCACGCACGACCGTTAACTAAAAAAAGAACAAGTCCTACTTGCTCTCTTTCCTAAGTTATTTAAAACTTATTCTTAGCTATGCAATGTATTTCGGTTTATAACGTCCACGCATTGTCATTGACATTTATATTATAATATTTTTATTAAATATATCAAAGCTAATAAATGTAATATAATTTAGTTGTACTCATCCAATATATTTTGGATATGACTATGTTGCTTATCAAAAACGCTTAGTCCATGATTTAAATAGCTTGTTGTTCTGAAATTTCACATTATACATCGTGTATCTATTAATAGAATTTACGATATCATTTACAATCTTTGTATTAACATGCGATCTTAATAATTCGTCTATCTCTATTTTACATTCATTATAAATTGTAGTGATATCAATCACATTTTGTACGTCTAATAGTTTTGTTATTTTCACTCTGCATTCAGCAATTAACATCTTATCTGCCTTTTCTTTGGCCATAATTTTTCTTTTTTGACTATTACGTGCTTCAGCCTCTTTTAATAATTGCTGTCGTTTTAACTCTCGCTCTTTTCTCAATGCTTCTTGTTCTTTTTCTCTTTGAATGCGTCTTTTTCGTTCTAGTTCTTCTATATACGCAAGATATTTCTTTCTATGAAAATAATCAATCAAAGCAAAGACTTTCTGTTCGATGTTAGTGGGCAAAGCCATACTATACTTTTTAAAATCATTAATTAATTCAATATTCTTTCTCGTAATAGGCTTTGATGAATTCGAATTAAAATCTTTCACATCTAACTCAGAGATCGTAGTCCACTCTTTATACATGTTTATAACTTTAAAATGATGCTCTGAATCATTCATTAATTTCTCATGATTTAAGAGTATATCATCCAACCAATCATCTAACAGAAATATACTCTTTCTAACCTGATATGCAATACGATTTGGAATGCCACTATGTTCTTTAAAATGTTCAATCCCAAGTTTCATAATTGTGTCTTTTGACTTTGATCGAAGTATATATTGATACTTTAATTCTTTTCCGCATTCACAATATAACGGCGTATCATTACAACACGTTCGGTAATTTTCATTTACTTTAAAGTCGATAAGTTCCCACTCTTCTGAATAGCGATACATATCATTGATTAATATATTCTTTTTTCTGTATTTATAATACTTAAACAGTATTTCTCTTTGGTTCTCAGTTAATTGACTGATTAAAGCATGTCTATGTTTCTCGTTATTCACATATCTCAAATAACCACCTCTTCTACTTAAAAGGTTAACTTTAGTTCATTACACATTAATGTGATGGTTTGATTTTCTATGTTTGCATATGTAAAAAAGAGATATGACTAATCACTCATTAATCATATCTCTTTATCAACACTATGATATTCAATTATAATGCCTAGTCTCATAGCAGACGGCTACTACTGTACATGATTTTGTTTTTTAAAGTCCACGCATGGTCGTTGACTTAATTATATTATAATATTTTTATATAATAAATACAACATTTATATGTATTAACCTAGAAACGTTTAAATACAAAACAAAAAACCTATAACCACAAGGGTTATAGGCTATATAGTGGAGACGGCGGGATAATTTTAATTTTAGAACAAGCATGAAATAGGCTTAGATATAGCATTTATCGCGCATTTTCATTAGAACAAAACAGAATAAAATAGAACTATTTTGACACGTGCTTGACACTTTTGACACAAAAATAACCGGGAATTTATCCCGGTTTTGTTTTATTCGAAATATCCAATTTCTTCCGCAACTTCCATTAAGCTCTCTTTACCTTTCAACACATCTTTAATATAACTTTCTGCGTCTTCTCTATTTACGAAGAATACGCTCTCGATATAAGTTTCTTCCTGTTGATCTTTTTCTAACCATTTATCATAAAATAACTTCATATCTTCTTTTTCTAATTTATCGTGATAAGGAACTTCGTAAGTTTTGCTTGTAGCAACTTCATATAATGCACAAACTTTATAATCAACCTCTGAAAGTGTGGCAAATTCTACGTTATACTCGTAATCTCCCTCAATATCGATAAAGTATTGGCCTAAACTTTCTACTAATTCAACTTCGCCTAATACGACATCTTCAATCATTTTGTTATTCAATTCGTTCATTTTTTCTATCCCCTTTTGATAATTGTATAGTTTTTCGACCGTTTCCAAAGTTAAGTTCTTCAATTGTCTTTTTTTGTTTCTCAATTCACTAATGTTTCCATACGATACACCTGCATCTTTTTGAATTCTGTAATTTGATATTGATTTATCGTCCAATAATTTTTGTATTGTATTTTTTATTTCGCTAAGATTATTCATAAATTTAAGAAATGAACCGAATTAATTTAGAATGTTAAGATTAAATTTATAATTGATAGTATTAAAATGACGATTGATAGATAAAATGTAATTGTAATTCGTTTTTCACTTTTCATCTTATGCACCTCCATATATAATGAGGTTAAGGGCTTTCGCCCTAACCTGTTTAGAAGAACGTTTTAATAAGTGCTATGATTTGAATTATTAGGCTCGCTACCATTAACCAAATCGTTAGTTCTTGTTGACGTTCTTTTTTATTTCTTCGTCTTCGGTTCATTTCGTTTGTCCCTCCTTTACTATAATACAATTATATCTCATACGAGATACAAAAGCAATAGTTTTTATTTATTTTTCCGAAAATTACGCATAAAAAATAACCGTACCTATTAAGATACGGTTACTAGACGTCTATCAAATGAGTGGTCAGCTTCTTACTGCTAAACGCAAGTAAGTCCTCCGTATAAACCGGAATGGTTACCGGGAATTTAGGATGAGCGCTTGGCTCTTTGTAAATATATTATAACATAAAAAGAGATAACCGTCGCAACAGTTACACTCAAGTACACTCCGCAGATGTGTACCGCAATTTCTATTTGATTATAACATAAAAAAAGAGGGTAGCCATAGTGACTACCCTTGTGTAATGTCGTGGTAATTTAATTATATCATTTCCAATCTATCTTGCCCCAGTATTTCTCATTTTTGATTTTTTGTTGTTTATCTGTAATTTTACAAACAGCGCAATAGAAATCTTTTTTGCTTGAACCGGGTGCTTGATATTTAAAACGAAGCCACCAATATCCATCTTTTTTAATAACTTGGTCGAATTGAACCCAATCTGTCTTTCTGTATAACCATGAGCCACTTTCAACAATAGTACCATTGATACCCGGCGACCTTCTAACTCTAATACCACTTTTAGGTGCATTAGGATAGAAAGTGCCTCCCCAGTTCCATGTTGTCTTTTTTCTGGAAGGCTTACTCTTAGGCGCATTGATTTGTCTACCATTGATAGCCTCTGCAATTCGCTTAGTAAAACTGTTGATGTTCTTAGTTATATAATCCATATCTTTTTTACTAGTGATGAAACCTAACTCAATCAAGCGGTAGTTTAAATTTAGTTGACCTGTAACTTTAGCATTTAATAGATCGTTTCTAGGCGTTACTCCCCTAATTTTACCTACCGTTTTACCTAATGCACTAGATAACGCTTTGTCTATGTCGTCTGCGGGATATCTGTCGCTTATAATGACATGTCCGCCACTTGCTTGTGGACTAGCAGCGTCTAAGTGAAATTCTACAATCACATCAGGTTTCACGTTCTTTTTAACCCAATACAAACCATAGTCTGAATAGTTGCCTACACGTTGTCCGTATAATGTATCTTGATACAAGTCTTGGTTCATTGTTTTGCCACCGTATAAAACAACCGTATTACCTACACTCTCAAGATACTTTTTAACTCTTGGTATGATGTTTTTACGATTGAAATCACGTTCATTATATCCATTTGCTACCGCACCAGGATCATTTGAATAAGCACCTTTACCATGTCCTGCAACGAGTAATATTTTCTTGCCTTTCTTAGCTTTCGCTTTCTTAACTGGCTTAGCTTTGCTTTTAACTTTGTTTTTGGTCGTTGCTTTAGCATAGAATGGTCTAATAAACCACATAGGGAAGTCGTAACCATGTGTGCGTCTTGTAGTTACTTCTGGTGGTGTCCAGTAAGCACCACCCAACCAGTTTTGCTCGAGTATCGTTATAGAGTTATAAGTAGCAGAAATGACTATACCAACGTGACCGTATCCTTCACCATAATTTCTATTGAAAATTACAACATCTCCGGGTTTAGCTAAGAATGATAATGTATTTTCATAAACAGTAGCTTCACCAGTGAAATTGTTCCATGTCGGGATATCCGCAGCGCCTACACCTTTTAAAGTATGACCGAATAGGTATAACCAATATTGATTTGCTACATCGAAACATTGATATCCATAAGCTCGATCAGGATTTACTGCTTTCCCCTCTAAACTTTTTAGATAACTTATAGCTTGTTTATATGTTCTAACAGATGCCATTAAAAATCATCTCCATTCATTTGAGGCGCAGCACCTGTTGTGTCTGTACCTGCTTTAACTTCATGTATTTTTTGTTGCCCTTTTTGTGCTGCGTGAGAAAAATTATTATTCTTCCACCAAGTCCACAAGGAAACTGCACCAGTAATAATAGAACTGATAGTCACTTCGTCTACTGGAATAGGGGATATATGTTTCGTAGCTAAAAATTGGTTAACCCAAGCTAAAATAAATACTATTGTTCTAACGATTGAACCTACATCTGTTTTCATGTATACACTCCTCATTCAAAATAAAAAGCCGACCTAAAAAGGTCAGCTTTAACTTATTTATATGTGATTTTCATTTCTATATTTTTATATACTTTTTTGCCGTCAGACTCAGTGGTATCGAGTGTTAAACTTCCAACAAAATCTTTTACTTCACTCGTCCTGTTAAAAGAGGACAAACTGTCATATGTTGGCACTGTGTACCAAAAGAAGTAACCATCTTGTGTACTACTTGCGTTTTTCAATGTTTTTCCGTTCGCTTCTAGTTTTACAACTTGCTTACCACTTAAACTAATAGCGCTAGGGTTAAAGTTAATTAAAAATGATTGATCTTCCTTCCAAGATATTTTGGTCGGAGTTAAAGTCACTGAATACGTACCGTCTTTATTATCTGTCGGAGTAATTGGTTGGGTTGAACCAGTTGGTGCTGTCGAGCCACTAGTGTTTAAAGGTGTTTTGCTATAAGTCACTTTTAATTCTACTTGCTCGTAATCAATTCTACTCTCACTAGAAGATGCGATTGGCAGATTTTTAGTGAACTTTGTTATCTCTGACAACCTATTATAAGTGGTTCCATCGTCAAAATCTTTAACTTGATAATAAGCTGGTGTATTGACTGAAACACTATTAGGTATACCAATTTTTGCATCTTTATATTCAATGCTTGATATATACACTTCTTCAAAATCTTTGTCAAACGGGTCAAAATTAATTGCAAAACTTTGCCCTTTTATCCAAAAGATACGTTTTGGATAAAGATAAGTAGCAATTTTACCGTCCTTTAACACTTCATCTGGTTTGTCCGACTTAGGCGTTCTATAAGTCGGACTATCGACGTCTTCACTTGGTTTATAAGAAGGTTGTACTATATCTATACCGTCGTCTTTTGAATAAGAACCTGTTAGATTACTCTTTGCATCTACATATGTTATTTTAAACAACTGTGGTAAGTATTCATATCCACGTCCACTTGAATAGTCAACTTCTTTTAATGTCTTCATAAATTTTTCGACTTCCGAAGTTCTGTTGTATTGGGTGCCGTCGTTAAATTGGGTGTTTGTAACGTAATATGGTGAATTTACAGAAACACCATTAGAGTTTATTAGTGCACCACCGTTACTTTCTATTTTTAATACTTTCTTATTAGTTAAATCAATTTCTGATGTTTTGAAATTCATTATCATACTTTGATTTTTCTTCCAATAAATCTGATAAGGTATCGCATAAGTCACTTTAGCACCATTAGATAGTGTTTCTGTTTCTGGTCTATTTAAATTGTATAAAATTTTAGGTTTAACAATCGCATATTCTTCGTAAAATGATTGAATGCTATAACTTATAAACTCGTGACCCTTAGCGTTAGGGTGTAGTCCGTCTTCTTTTCCGGGTTCATAAGCAAACATTTCTTTGTTAACGTTATAGTCCCATACTTTTAAATTAGAATTATGGTAAAGATCTAACACTGGGAGCGAAAAACTCGACGCTATTTTTTTAATAACTTCGACTAATTCACCTAAAGTATACCCCGCTTTATTTGCCACTTCATTGTTAGGGTTACATTCAATTCTAGGCAAAGGTGTTAGTACAACTATTGGTGTGTATGGATAACGTTCAGTTAATTGTTTATACAGATAATAAATATTACTTGCAACTGTTCCATTTTGTATATTATCCGCATCCCCTAATTCTCTCAACTTATTACCTACAAGTCCCCAGTCATTAGTGCCTAAAAAAACAGATATAAAATCCGGTTGCTTAGCTATTTCATATGCAACATTACGTCTATCTTGATATCCGGTTCCACTTATCCCCATATTAACAACGTTTAATCCTGTACGTTCTGCGATAAATTTATGATAGTTTTTTGTTGTTCTAAAGTTAACCTCTGTAATACTGTCACCTATAAAAACGCCTGTTAGCCCTTTGAGAGAAGAACCTGTTTCACCAACCACATTTCCTTTTTTAAGTATGTCGTTAATCATAGTTTGCAATTTGTTCGTTTCTACTTCTTTTGCTACTGCGTTTTCGATACCACTATCAAAAATTTCAAAATAAAAATTTGCAACGTGTATAGATTTAGTATTACTTTCCAAAAATAATTTGCAATTCACTTTACCAACATGTTTTGTAACATTTTCTGGTACATTATATTGAAGTAGGCCCTTTTCTGGCATCAAAACGTCAATAGGCTGATTTAATAGAATAGAACCGTCTTGCATTAATAAATCTAGCCTAGGTGTCATGTCAATTGCATTTAGATCAATACGTTCGCCATATTGATTAATACCTATTCTAATAAAAGCAGTGTTTTCATCTTTTGTATATAAATGGTAACCAATATCTCCAATGTTTATATTTTTAGGAGAGATACTCGTTTCAATATCTGTCATTTTAAATAACATGCATACACCTCTTTTAAAATTAAAAGGTTACCCACTGTCAGTGAATAACCTTACTTATATTTATCTTGGATAAAATAAAGCCCTTTTAACCCTATTTTTTTGTAATAACTGTATATCGTGCTTGCTTGATGACTGCACCAACGAATGTCTGTCGCATATTGATGTGTACCTGGATTTTTAGGGTTCCAACGCATACGATACAACGTATTTTGACCTTTGTTGATGTAATCTTGTCTAACAAATTTAGCCCCGCCTATTATCGCTTTAGCAGGCGTAGTCCAACCACGATTTTTAGCAAATGCTATCGCATTATTAGGGTTGTTATCATATGCACCTATGCCGAAGTAGTTGTACATACCATAACGCCCACTAGCAAAGTTACTTGTACCATTCCCACTTTCTAATAAAGCATGAGCGATCAAGTATATCTCATTGATATTATGTTTTTTACATCCTTCCGCAAAGGCCTTACCCTGTCCTGCAAGTGTACCTTTACCTTTTAGAATAACATTCAATTTATCTACGCTAATACCTTGATACTTACCTAAATCAAGCATTTGGTAACGTTGTGATGCGCTATTCCATATAGATGTAGGGTTCATTGCCGCGCTCACATCAGAACGGCTAGGGAAGTACCAACTATAACCATTACTTTTTTGTGGGTACCCTCTACTCATTTGTAAGTTGAGCGCTTGAGAAAATGTAAATCCGCTCTTTTCTACTGTAACCTTAGCTTTTGTTTGTTTTGATTTAGATTTAGAAGTAGATGGCGTTGTAACTGTCGGTTTAGTTGTTTTAGCCTCTTTGTCGGATTTAATTTTGATTATTTTTGTGCTTGTAGTTGTCACTATTTTTTCTTTTAGTAAATTGTCTTTTTTGAGATACATCTCAATAATCTTGCTTTCTACTTCTTTATACTTGCTTTCATCAGGAATGCCGTTTTTTATCATGTCGTAATCGATTAAATCTTTCATCGAACGCCATATATTAGGGTCAGCTTTGATTGTGCTTTCTGATAATTTGATTTTTGACCAACTCATTAACCACACACCATATATAAGTGCTTGTAATTGGTTTAGCATGAATTGACGTTTACTTTCTGTCTGCGCACCACAAACTTCTAGCACTAACCAACCTGGATGTGAGGGTGCCTCTGTGTCAGGTGGCCTAGGAGTCCATATTTGTTCACGATCAATATAAACGTGTGGATATTCATCTTTACTAACAAATCTATTACGTTGCAGATACAATTCTTCAACGTCGCGTAAATGAGGACATTCTTTGATGTATATGCCTTTAGGCTTAGTCATCAAATTGCCGTCATCTACTATTAAATGGTCGTTGTATTCTAACTCTTTATCTAGAGAGTATAGAAAGTCCGTATATTGTACTTTTTTAACTTTTTTGGTAGTTGGTTTTGTTTGTTCAGTGGTATTCTTTTCCGGCGTAGGCGATGTACTAGGCACAGGTTTAGTAGGCTTAGTCGTTGGTTTAGGTTTCTTTTTAACTTCTTTTTGATACGGTGGTCTAACAAACCCACTGATACCGTAATAACTATGTTTTTCTAGAGAGCCAGGAGAACCTGTATAGCCGTTGGCATTTCGCCAATTTTGGTCAACGCTAGTAAAATAACTACGGTTACTTGGTCCTACAACCACAGCTGTATGACCTACACCGTTATTAAATGAAGCAGTACCCCAAACAGCAAAATCACCAGGCTTGGGAACAAATGACGCTGTATTTCTGTAAAATTTAAACCCTCTAGGATAGCGATACCATGCCATAGCAATAGCGTTCCCTGTTGTAAAAAAACCCCAATACCTTTTGAAAATGAAGTTAGGCAAGTCCCAACATTGCGCGCCATAATATCCATCGACATCTAATCTTTTACCTATCCTACTTCTTGCCCATGCTGCAACTTCTGATGCGGTAGGTTTCCGTTTTCTAGGGTCTGGTAATCCCATTTATCCACCTCCAAAATAAAAAGCCGACTAATTAAAGTCGACTTAAAAAAAGACTTGTGCAAATGCAAAGGCAGTGGCGACTAAAGTACCGGCCAAACCTATGAGCGCTACAATGATTTGAACACTACCCTTTTGTTTTGTTTCTATTGTTCCTTGAATGGTTTCTATTTTTTCGTCATGAGACATGACTTTGTACTTAATATCAGTCATTTCATTACCTACGTTGGTCATAACTTTTGTTAAATCTTTGATATTGTAATTAGTCTCTTTTTGAGCTTCGTAGGTTTGCCGTTGTAAAGTGGTTTGCGTCTCAATTTTCGTTTTTAACTCGCCTATTTCTTTGATGTTCTTTTTATCATTTTCGTTAATCTTTTCATAAATATCGCCATTTGATTTGACCCACTCATGACGTAGTACATAATTATTTTCGTCTGGCATATAAGTCAGCACCTCCAACAAAGGACGCAACAAAACCTGTTGCTGACATTAGCCCCATATGTGCAGTAGTTAACCAGTTGATTGAGTGATAAATACTTGCACTGGTCATCAAAAAATAAAGAATAGCTGACAAAAATCCACCCAATGTAATAAGTTTGCTAAATTTAGTGTTTTGATCACTTGATGCAAGGAATATTGATGAAATCATTACGATTAAACCTGCAAACATCACAACAATTCCCCAACCCCAAATAGGCATAATATGATGTAACGCTAGATAAAAAGAACTATCATCTAAAACGTCATCTTGTTCTTTGAACCAAAAGAAGCCTCTTAAAAACTCTCTAAAACCATAACTAAAAACCATTATTGCTGCTATGGTTTCGGCCAGTGTCAAATCTTTCATATTGTTTTTCATATAACACCTACTTTTTCTATAATAAAAACCACCAGCTATTCAGCTAGTGGTTCGTAATCTTGACCTGTAATTTCTTTATATTCATCTACTGTTATCCATTTGACTGTAACAGATTGCTTAACTTTTTCTAACGGGAATAACCCCATTTTATAGTATCGTTCAACTATTCTGTACATCATCAACACTTCCTTTTTCAACCAATAATTCTAATACGGTAGCCATATCTTTTTTGACGTTTTCGATTTCTAATTGCGTGTTTAGTAATTGCTCCGACAGATTAGCGATAAGAACATCTTTATCGTCAATCGGCTCAGGTGGCAATTCTTTTTCAAAAACCTCTTTTGACTGGCCTATCCATTTTTGACCGTCAAAGTAAATTGGCGTATACATGCCGTCGTCCGGTTTATTTTCTGTCCATTCCTCAGAAGGATACTCATATTCGCCCTCTTCATTCGTCGTTACAATGACCGGTTGCCCATTTTTCCATAAATAAACTATTTTCAAAATATCACTCCTAATTTATCCAACTCACTTGAGCATAGATGTAATCTTTTTCTGACCAATCTCCGGTAACCGATGATTTATAAAACAAGACGTCACCAGTGGGGTTAATAACTAAAAAACAACCCGGTTTACCTGTTGGCGTTCTAACAGAGAATGATTGCGCGTTTTTTACCATATCTTGTGGCAATCTTGCAAATATTTGACCGCTAAAAAGGTTGCTAGCGTTGATACGTAAATGGTTCGTTGTCACACCGTTTTGAGTCACTATCCGGTACGAGCAAGGATAACCATTTCTATCTGTATATTCAGTGTTAGCATACGCGCCATTAACTAAAGGTAAGTTTATCCAACCTGTATCTTTAAAATCGTTTATCGATTGCCACGGTAACCAGTCTCCTGATTTTGTGCGGATGTGTACCTCATTTGAAGTGTATGGAGTGTATATAAATTTCATATAATTTGCATTAGTGTAAATTACGATAAGCATACCATTTAGAGTTACTGGACCATTTGTAGGGTTGTAAAGATAATAAAAACCAGATTTAGTAATTTGTGTAGGATTATCAAAATCTAAATCACGAACAGGTACTGTTGCACCATTATCTTGTGTCAATGCAACTTTTTGCCAATCATAACTACCCATTAGGTTATCTACATCGCTTTTAGTTAAAGCGCCGTTCGTTTGAAAGTCGTTCACTTTTTTATCAATCAAGTTATTAGCGTTTGTTACCTTTGCATCAAAAGTTTGTGTGTTTTGATCTACTGAATTTTGAAACGCAGTTTTAGCGATTTCAAAACCACTTTGTACATCATCCTTTTTACTATCAATTTGTGCTAAAGATAACGTTGTTTGCTCTTCTATGTTATTTAAAGCATCAGTTTTATTTGTATTGATTGAATTGATGCTATCATCTTTTGCTTTTTGAATAGCTTGTGTTGCGCTTGTAGATAGTTGTTTGATTGTATCTATCAAACTTTGAGTGCTGCCAATATCTTTTTTGAGTTGTTCTACTTTCTTTTCTAATTCGTCACGCAAATCATCAAACATGCGAATGTAACTCACTTTGATATCGCTACTAATTTGATTAACCAAACTATCTTTCACTTCAAATTGGAAAGTACCTAAAACGACTGTATCGTCTTTATCTTCATTTTTATAATCATTGAGTGATAGATAAATCTCACCTAACACCGTTGAATTTGTAACACTTTTCAAAAACCAAGGTGGCACTGTTACACCAATCAAACCTGTCATAGGGTCGATAAATTCAACATCTAAAACGCCAGATGTAGAAGGTCTATCACCATTTTTTACAGTAATCTGTCTAAAAAAAGCGTACCCTTTAACATTGTTTGTACTGATTAGTAAGGGTAGATTATCTTTTGTTACCCTAAATTGGAACTGTGCTGTATTTTTATCTAAATTATAAAAACCGATACCCCTATCCGATATCGGTTTTAAATACGCTTCTTCTTCTAAATCAATTTTAGCCACTTTTTCTAATTCCATTATTTAACACCCCACAATACTAATGCAATCGCAAAACCGCGTTCTTCATTATACGGCGTTGTAATGGCCATTACACGCCCTTTACCGTTCACATTATCTTTATATCCAATTCCAGCTTTACCATTGATTAAATCGCCTGCTATGACGTCTTTTTCGACGTTTGTATATATTTGACCAATTAACCCTACTGTATTCCATTCCGGACGTTCAGAACGTGATACGTAAGGTAAATCTTCATTATAATTAGGGTTCTCGATTGGTTCATCTCGCCATTCAAACACTGTGTTGCCGTCTACATCTTCAAATTCTCTTTGAACACGCTTAGTCAACGTCATGCCATACTCATTTTGTAAATATCTATCTTTATGATGATATGTTTTATCGTTGGCCACAAGTGCAGCAGTACCCGATATAACACCAATCGGTTCATCGTTCGGTTGCGCTTTTCTGATTTTATCACCGTCTAAAGTAACAATGGTACCTAACTCAATAGGTTTACCACTTTGACTTTCAAACAACTCTGCGATATCGGCGTTATTTTGCGTTAATTTACCAGCTAAGTTAAGGTTACCATGTAACGTGTTAAGATCTACTTTAATGTTTGCGGTAGAAGGTTTACCTGTACTAGAGTAACCTGCAACCACTCTGTAACTGCCAGGCGATTTTACATTTCTACTATTGAATACCGTTTGCGTATGGCTCTCTTTAGATGTTTCTGATGATAACGAATTAATAACTCCACTTCGTGACCCATAAGCTTTAGAACTCATTCCAGAACCTAAAACGAATGAACGTGGGCTATACGCTCTACTATTACCAGTTGTTGCTAAAACTACACTTCGAGGATCTACCGCAGCAGAACCTGTTGAACCTGCACTTAAGCCACCTTTTAATACGGTAGGTACTGTTTTATACTTTTCGTTTGCGATAACTGCGGCGTTTGTATAACTATCTGCAGTAACACCACTTATCATAGTTGTATTGTTGTATGTTTCAATACCATTTCCTGTGCCACGACCTTTTAAATTACCGTTGATAATTTTCAAATCGTAAATTCCACCACCACTCGCAATACCAACTTTAGGTGATGAATTGTAGATGTTAACATTACTTAAAATAAAACGCTCGCCTCGATTATCTCCACCGAAGAATTTAATATCTTGACCGGCAGTTGTAAAACCAGTAACTGTAATATTGTTAAGAATTACGTTTTCAGACATAAACTGAACCGCGATAGCAGGTAAATTACTGTCAGTTTTACCGTTTGCTAATTTACTAAAATCACTATCGCCGATAGCGGTAAAATTATTAACCGAAACGTTTTTGTAAGCACTAATTAACAATGCTCTAGGCGTTGTACCTGGATATACGCCGTTGTATTTAGGTCGTAGAGCCACGCAGTTGTTTAATGATACATCATAGGCTGTTTTAGATTTAGCGTCCGTTTTTGCTCTGTGGTGGCCAATATGTCTAATGTTATAAGCTCTTGTATCCTCAATTGATAAATGATTATTTACAAACACGCATCTTGATGCACTTGCAGGTGCATGGGCTTTGATTTCAACACCACCGAAATTACCTTCTGTTCTATTATCTGATAAGAACACAAATTGTGAACCGTCATCAATTTCAATACCGTTGTTATTCCCACCAGTAATTGTTGGATGATGAGCATAACAATTAGTAATCGTGATATAACGTGAATGATGGGTAGTGATAGAGTCATCACCACAAGCGTATGTTTCACAATTATCAATATGAATATGTTTACTTTCTAATGCGTATGGAACTCTATTTCCATCACCTTCATAGTAGTAATCATCATTTGCATAAGTTACGTCAATACAATGTAATAAAGCGCTATGCGATTTAACGTTGTAAATGTAACCATTAGTTACACCAGCAAATCGAATATTGCTTGAACGTGAACCACCAGTAGGTTTGAGTTTTTTATCTTGTCTAAACTTATTACCGTCAAATGTAAAGTTCTCTAAACTAATATTTTTAGCATTACCACTCATTTTTAAGTTAGTGATACCAATGTTCTCAGCTGGTGTACTATCCATAAATTTAATAGTGGTGATGTCTTTACCTTGTCCGACTAATCTTGAGTTGTTAGGCATTTTGATACCAGTTGTTAAATAAGTACCTGCACTCATCGTTACAAGTACGTTACCAGTGCCTAACGCGTCTTGAAAAGCTTTTGTACTGTCTTTTTGACCAGTTGGGTCACCACCGAAGTCATCTACATTTACAATACGTTGTATCTTTTTGAGCAATTCGGCACGTAACTTTTCTCTTTCGTTATTCTCACGTAAAAAATCGTGATATAAACGATTGGATAGGTCATCAAAGTTTTGTGCGTCCATCGATGTTCTACTCGCTCTCAACTCTTGAACTCCATCACCGTTATGTCCAAGCACTAAATTTGTAATTTGCTCGTCTTGATAACGTTCATGGTCCTGTAAGCTAACATCTTGCCCACTTTTTATTGTGTGCTTAATTTGTGATGATTTGTGAGCGTTCTTTTGATTTGTAACATGGTTTTGGTACTCGTTATCTTTTTTATCAGCCCATGATTTTATTGTTTCAAAGTTTTGTTCGACTTGAGATATAAAATCTGAACCAAATAACGAATGTAGTTTTGTTTTCAATTCGGATAACATACACAACCTCCTTATTCATCATAAAATTGATAGTAATCTTTAATTAATTCGTACATAATCACTTCGTGCCCTTTATCATTAAAATGAAGGCCGTCAGGCATGCTAGATTTTCTAAAAGCTGGACTGTACGGTTTAAAAGCTTCATATCGGTAAGCATCGAATACAGGTATATCTAAGTCGTTACAAATATCCACTTGTAAGTTAACGTAATCAATCAAAGTTTTACCTTTATCATTCTTATCAGTATCTTTACGTTTAACTTTAGAACCTTCCATATAACACTGTCTTGCAGGTGTCATTACCAATAATTTCGCTTTAGGGTTATTCTTTTTGATAATTTCAACTGCACTATAAAAGGCACCGTAAAACGTTTTAGTATCCGTTTTATCAGTGCCTATATCTATGTTTTTGACCCAATCATCATCAGTACCTTGTATGATAATTAAATCTCCTTTGATTTTAGTAGCTTGTTGGTAAATATCACTCATGGTAGCGCTACTTTCAGCAAGATTAGTATATTTTGCTTTAATCTTTTTAGCTAATTGTTGAGTAAAGTTGCTTTTAGCTAACGACCCTTTAGCAATACTATCGCCAATTGTACCTATGGTTTTAACCTTCTTGATACTAGATTTGCTTGAGAAATCATGTACAATTGTTCCGTTTGAAGTAGTTACGCTTTTGGCATTTGCTTTATCGAGTTTCGCTTGTAAATCATCTGTTTTACCCAATAAATCTTGTGTAGTTTTTGTATTGGCGTTTGTCTGAGATTGCATTTCTTGTTGTGTTTTAGCAGGGTTATTTGTTTTTAGGTTAGTAACATATTTAGCAGCTTTACCAACCGCTTTTACATATCTATCTTGCAATCTAAATTCACCTAGTACCAAGTCCATTTTTATGATATTTCCATTTATGTCACGTTTGGTTGTGATTTCGATAATTCTTAAATCGACATTTAAGCCCATTAAATCATCAATCACTTTAACAACATCGCCAACCCTAGGTATAGCATTTTTAAAATACTTTTTTAATAAAACGAAATCGAGTGTTACAGATGTTTTGATACTATCATTAATAACCTTTTCCATACTCTTTTTTAAAGTATCTTCTTTTGTAATCCTACCGTCTTGAACGGGTGGCGCATGTCTTTTGCCGATAACATCAGCTAACGGTGATGTATATTCAAATTGCAAACTCGCCTCATTGTAAGTTTGTTGATCTGTATAACCACCAAAACCTTTTATAAACGTAAAACATTTAGTAGCATCTTCTTGTATTTTGATATTATTAGCGTTTACACCTGCTTTTATCCAATACTCTGGTTTGTATTCGATGTAATCGTATAAATGGAACGTTTTAGTTTTTGCGTCATATTCATATTCTAGTGAATATCGTTCCAAACCTTTTTTAAATAAATCAAGATTTGTATCGCAATTACCAAGATTTTCAAATTTCGAAGATGATACTTTAGCATGTAAGTTATATTTGTATCCTGTACCTTTAAAAACTAAATCGAAATATGCTTTGCCAGTAAAACTACCGTTATAAATTTCGTAAATACGATTATTGTTTAGGTCGTCAATTTCTACTGGTCTAGCTTTTATCGTTAATCTGCTTTTTTGACCTCGAGTTTCTTTATCTAGCATTACAATGCGATACTCGTTTTCATCTTCAGGACCAGCAACGCCTGTTATCGTCCACATTTTTGTAATCGCACCAATAGCATCAAACGTACCCTTATTTTCGTCAATTACAATTGTTAACGTACTATCTGTGTCCGATAATTTAATGTTCAGTTCGGTTTCGACTGGTAGATTTTGACCGTAACCTTGTAATGTTTTTAGTAATACCGTCATATCGTCACCCCTACATGTAATATTCTTTGTGTTTGAACACGACTTTTTGCATCAATTTGGTACTTCTAAACGTGTTCCAACCAGGTATTAAAGTAGGGTTGCGTCGGCTCACATTATAGGCATCAATGTTTAAACCGTTTCTAAAAGTGTGAATACCGTCAAATTTGATAGTATCGCCCGCTTTCAACTCTAAGCCTTTGATATTAATAACATCACCACTTTCAACCATATAAAAAGTAGTGCCGTTTTTATCATTTTTAGATACGTTTTCCGCTAAAGTCACTTCAACTGAGCTATCTTGATTAATTCGATTGATTTCAACCGTACCTGCATAATAAACATTACATATTTTTGTATCGTGGAAAGTATAATTACGTTTATTATCATTTACATTAAACGGTAAGTTATCCGATACCGCCCATTTTTCAACACTTCTACTTTCACTTTCTAAATCAGTACTATATGCGATGCTTTCAAAATAAGGTAGCTCAATGGTTTCAAATTCAAGTTCAAACTCACCAGCCGTTTGCGTAGTATCGATTGAAATCGCATTAACTAGACCAACAAAAATTTGTCTACCGTCTACATAATCAAGTTCAAACTCTTGAGGTTTCGTGTTGAATATATCTTCATATTTAATAGATGTGTCCGGTGTAGATAATTCACGCAAATAATAATGACCACGTAATAATGCTTGTAAATTTGACTTAAGATGTGTCACTTGAGCCATTTTGTCTACTTGATATCGCAATCTGAGACTAACTGTTTTCTTTTCTTCATAGACAGAGTTAAAAAATCTACCTTGCGCGCCATTAACTGTACTGTATTCACGATCATATCCTGAACCTTTAACGTCATAGGATACTACTTCTAAAACTGAGCCAGTAAAAGTGTTATTACTGACTTTATACTTTTTATTATCTTTAATTATTTCTATGTCGTGAGCAATCAATAATAACACTCCTTTACAAGCCCATACTACTGTTTTTGCCGTTTTGTTCTTCAATGTAAGATTTAATGTACTCTACATCACCCTCATTACGCACAGTTATATTAACGATTGGGCGATTGTTCTCTTGCATACTATGTCTAACATCTTTAGTCATGTGAGCGTCCACACTGCCATTTAACGAACCACCTAAACCGTCTGTTAAGTCTGTAGATAATTCTGGTTTGAATGCGTCAGTCAAATTACTAGCAACACTACGAACTGCATTTACTGCTTTGTGTTGGTCTGCTAAGATACCCATTCCCAAGCCTTGAGATACATATTGACCTATGCCTCTGAATACACGAGAAGGAGAGTGTATACCTAATGCACTTTTTGCTGCATTAACTGCACTTTGTGCTACATTCTTGGCTGCATTGACTACCCATTTCATTCCATTCATAATACCTTGTACTAAACCACGCATTAAATCTAAACCGGCAGACACGAATTGACCAATAAAGTTTCTAACAGTGTTAACCGCTCTACTCATTCCTGATTGTACTTGACTAACCACATTGACAAAACCACTGATAACGCCACTTACAAATCGAGCCATAGCACCAATAATCGCAGATACCCATTGCGCACCAACAGATATTACTCTTGATAAAGCTTGAGCCATATATGATGCAACACTTGATACAACTCTAATAAAACCGCTTATTACAGATGATACAAATCTGGCTAAAGTGCTTATGATAGAACTTACCCATTGCGCACCAGTTGATACAACATAGTTATACGCTTGTACCATTTTGTTCCAAACGGACTGTGCCATTTGGCCAAACCATTGCGTTACACTATTCCAAATTTGAGTGACATATTGAACGATTGCCGACCAAATTTGAGACCAACTTGTGATATTCGTACCGAGTATAGAATTTAGCGTGTTGAATATAAATTCGGAAATCTGAGTGAAAATTGATACGATTGTATTCCAAATTGTCGTCCAAACATTCTGTACAGTAGTTTGCAATGTCTGCCAAGCACCAGAAAAGTCGCCGGTAATAAATTGGATAAACGCAGTGAATAAGCCGACAATCAATTGTACTGCCGCTGAAATAATACCGCCGATTGCAGTGAATATCACTGAAATTGCAAGCCATAATGATTGAAAGGCTCCTATTACTAATTGGATAGCACCCATTACTAAGCCGCCTAGAACGTTCATGAACATTTGACCTAGTTGTTGTAAAATTGGCATAATCGGTTGTAATGTTTGTTGGATAGATGCCCACAATTGAGCAAACCAGCCAACGATAGAACTGATTGCACCAGAAACAGCATCTTTGATACCGTTCCAAGCACCTATAATCATATTTCTAAAGTCTTCGTTCGTTTTCCACAAGTATACGATAACGCCGACTAAAGCTAATATAACGCCAATAACTATGCCAACTGGACCAGTTAAAGCACTAAATGCAGTGCCTAATAATGGTAATAATCTGCCTATATTAGCTATTGGACTGACTAATAAGCTAAACGCACCACGTAAGATGTTTAATACGCCTTTTAGTATGTTGCTAGAAGCCATAAAACGTGCTATTTTGCCGATTGCTTGTAGTAAACTAACACCAAAGACGTTTGATAATACCGTTCCAACCGCAATAATTGGTGCTAGTAACGCCCACATAATGCCGGCTAGTATCATACCAATACCAACCATCTTAGCAACAGCCGGATGTGTTTCGAATAATTTTGCGATAAAGCCAGCAAACGCAGTTACCACACGTAAAATCACACTTGCTATTGGTGCCATTGCAGTGCCAAATGCAACTAACGCACGTACAATATTGCCAATTAATTGCATAATCACTGGACCATTTTGTTGTACATATTTAACGAATTGTTTAAAGCCTTCCGATTTACCGACTTGTTCAGACCATTCTCTGAATTTGCCAGTCATTTTAACTAACCAATCAAAGATACCTGCACTATTTTGCGCGAATGCAACCATTAAATTACCGATACCAGCAAACACATTACCAAATATCTGACCAATTTTAGGCAAGTTTGTTTTTGTATACTCGATAAATGCTTTGATAGCGTTTTGACCAGCTACGCTATTAGCCCAGTTTTGAAACTTTTTACCTAGACTGTCTAAGCCTTGCGCTACCCATAAAAACAACGGTCCTAACTGTGTAAATACATTAACCAAACCGTCACCAAAACGTCCAGCAGCACTTAATAGAGTATTGAATGTTTTAACGCCTGTTGTGTTCATCATATTGAAGAACTTACTAGCCGTTTGACTGTTTTCAGCCCATTTTAAGACACTCTTAGAGGCTTGTTCCATACCTTTAGAAACGCCTGCAAGGAATGGCTTCATACGGCTTAAAGCAACATTTACTGTGTTTAAACCGTTAGCTAAAGTATTAAATATCTGCGCTTGATTTTGTTTGATGATACTTTCCCATGTTGATTTAACTTGATCTAAAGACGCTTGATATCGTCTAGTTTCTGCGGTAGCTTGCAGTGTGCCGTCTTTAAGCATTTTCAAAGCACTAATTGCCATACCACCAAACGCAAAGGCGCCTGCACCTGCGATACTAAACGCACCTGCCAAACCTAATATACCGCCTGCTAACACGCCAACTGCATTTAATACAGCCATTAACGCTGGTACTAAACCAGCAATAACAGGTATTAATCCTTGAATACTAGCTATCATTAGCCCTCTGACTTGTTGACTAAAGACAGTGCCAAACGTTCTTATTTTGGTAGCTAAAGCGTCCATTTTATTGCCATATTCATCTAAAGACTTACCTAACGCTTTAGTTAATACTTGCGCTCTCGTCATACCCCGTGTGTCAAAGTTAACGTGTACCGTTTTATCATGTAATGATGCCAACATTACTTTAGCGCTTATCACTGCACGCTTTAAATTGTCATTATCACCTTTGATATCGACTTGCTTATCGCGTAATCTTTGCAATTCTGCTTTGGCAAAAGATATCGCACGTTTAATAGGGTTGGTGTCTCCATCGATTTCCACCTTATGCTCTCGCCAACGTTGCGCCATTGCTTTGGCTCTTTGAAGATTACGCTGGAATTTACTGATATTGGCTTTCACATCAGTTTCAATCTCATCTGGAATAGATGTTTTAGCTAAAGTCTGCGCTTTTCTAACGTTGTTCTGAAAATCGCGTATATTAGCCATGATGCGAACCATAAAGTTTTTATCCACTTATTCACTCTCCTTTCTGTTTTTGTTGTTCTAGCCAACGTTTAGTACCTGATTTGAATAACTCACGTCTACGTTTTTCATGTTCAAGTTCTGCACGTTTAATACGTTCATAACTACCAGGATTACGTATTTCATATCGTTGACGTTCAATATCTCTAGTCATTCGTTTTAATGATTTATTAGCTTGTACAAGTCCGTTTGCTTGAGCAACTTGTATCATTAACTCTTTCTGATCTAAATACTTATCTTGACCACCTATTATCCAATCTTTCCATTCGTTAGGCGTCATCATCATCAATTCGTTTTCAGGCAGATAACCTATAAACCTACTCGTTAATTGTCTTATTTCTGAATAGTTGAGTAAGGTTCCACGTTCATGATTTCTTTGTAGTTCTCTTTCATGAACTCGATACCAGCTTTCGTTGTTTCTTTGTCCTCGCCCTTCGCCATTTGAGGCGCTTTGTTCATTTGCGTCCAGAACCCTCGAGATTTTTGCTTGAAAAAACCACTATTATTTAATACGTCTAAAGCGCCTTGTAATAATTCAAGTGTGTCCTCTTTTTCTTCAATAATTTCAATTAAAGCTGTTTCAATGTCCTCACGTGAAGGGGCGTTTTTACCTAGATATGCAGTAGCACACTCCCAAAAGTTAGCAATAGCAACCGTGTCGCGTTCCAAAATACCGTTGTAAATCACATTAAAACCAGGTGTAGTAACCGTTTTGCCGTCCTTATCTTTCGTATCTTCTGCAAACTTCTTTGCTTTAATGTCAAACGCAAATAATGCTTTAGCTTCTACTTCATTATCATTGATTGTAAGCGTTGTAATTGGATTAAATTCAGTCAAAATGTATACCTCTTTTCAAATTTTATATAAAAAATAAGGGGACACACGCCCCCTAATATTAAGAACTCGTTGTTTTAGCTTTAGATTGGTCCTCAAAGCTACCAACTTTTTCAGCAAAACTTTCATATTCGACAGTAGGTGCGCCTGCTGCTTCAAACCATTCTGGTGGTAGATTAGCTTCAGTTCCTTCTGCTGAGTTCCATTTAACTTTTAACGTTAATTCAATTTTGTTATCTTCATCATCGAACGACATTTCGTAACTTTCCGGCACTGTGTAGGCAAATACACCATGATATTTACCGTCATCACGTTTGTTACGTTCATACAACCATACACGCAGTTGTTCGCCATTTTTAATTGCTTTTTTAACTTGTTCAATTCCTTTGTCACCAGGAATATTACCGATAGTGAGTTTAAACTCTTCAGAAACGGCATTTACACCATAATCTGTTTTACCGCCACGAATGATTTCAGCCAAGTCATTCTCAATTGTGTGGCCACCTTCTTGTAAGTCAGCTAATAGCAAAGCATCAGTTGGATCTAATTTATCTTTAGCTGGTCTAACTACTGCTAAGTAATTCTTTTGAGCCATGCTTACACTTCCTCTCTCTTAGTTTTATGTCTGAAATTAAATAAAAGTCGAATTGTGCCGTGCTTAGTAAACCTATCTATATCAGGAAATACTGATTGGCTATCAATTCGACTGTATCTAAATTCGTAATTATCTATTTCAATTGGTTTGTTCAACACATAACCAATCGCGCTAATTAATAGCTTGGCCTCGTACTGCGTTGGATATTGCGAATATACATGAAAGACGATACCTACCGTCTCACGCATATTTGCACTACTTTCGTTATTAGTGACGTTGCTCTCACCCACAACAATATATGGGTATCGCACATCATCTTGAACGACATCAAAAACCCTATCACCAACTAATTCGTTAATGATAGGGTCTGTTTTTAATGTTTCGTATAATCTACTTGTAAGTTCAGGTTCAACCGATACCCACATATTTTTAACCGCCTTTTATGAAAAATATTTATTGAACACTTGACGTCCAGCGTCTATTGCAGGGTTCCAAAAAGGTTGAGCGTGTTGACCTTTAGTAGTATGCCATTTACCGTCTGCGTCTTTATAGGACCAAGGAATTTTTTTGGCACGAGAGCCACCAGGACCTGTTGCATAAATCCCAGTCCCGTATTCAACGTATCATTTGTTATCGTAGTGGCTTTTTATCCTCTACTTCTCACTGTCACCAGTGAGTTCGGCGTACATTTTCAACCAATAAAAAAGACAACCTTTATTGGTTGTCGGAGTCTCTTGCCAGTATTATATTTATTCAACTGGTACGCTCTACGGTGCTTAACAGCCTTTCGCAATCTATTAAGTTACCTCGGTGTTATCTTTTAACTGGATAAAATAATTCTGGAGGTCTCATTCCACTTCGATTATATCTCGAATTCAACGTTCCGTAATTAATACCTAATTCTTTTGACCATTGTTTCAAATTTCGTTTTTTACCATTCCATTCAACCCAAATAGTTCTATTTCGATTATTCGCTTGTTCATTAAATGGTATCCAACAACAATTTTCCGGATAATAACCTTTTTCTATGTCATTTCTTTCGATTGTCATAGTATCGTTATAACCAGATTTCAAAGACCATTGATAAAATACATTAAAGTCTAACCATTCTTCGCAAACTTTAATACCCTTGCGACCGTAATTTTCGTAGCGTTTGTTGTTTTGGTTATAACATCTTGATTTCATATTTTGCCAAATGTGATATAACCTAGTTCTACTCTGTTTATGTGAATGATTAGCAGTTAAATTAATTCTATTTTGTTCTCTTTTCAGACAACCACACGAAAGTGTAGTACCTAAACAATCACTTCTAACTTCTACCGTATTACCACATTCACATATACAATTCCAATACGTTTTTCTTCCAGATCGTTTTTTAGATAAGCTTAGAACAGTTAGCCTGCCGTACTTTTTACCAGTTTTATCTCTAATATTTTTACCTTTAACAAATTGACCTTTTGAATTTCTATCCAAGTTAATCACCTCATGCTTATTATACCTGTACCGAATTCGGTAATCAACTGTTTAGATAAGACTTCCACCGATTTACCCCGATTTTTAAATTACTGTTACCAGTAATTGCGACATACGTTTTATCGCGTAATCAGCACCTACACTGATTACACCAGTCAAACCACCATTAGTGAATTTGAAATCAATACTTTCTTTCAAAAAACCTAAGTCAACTGGTGCTAATGCTACCGCAGTGTTATATATCTTCATTGTGGTTTTAGCTATACCTTTTTTCGCCCACTTCTCGACATCTTTTTGATAACGTTCCAACTCAACGACTAAACTATCTGCCCCATATTTCACTTTAGCCATAAGGTGCCTCTTTCAGTCGAATTAACTTAATCTCATGTTGCCCGCCCTGGTCGACAGGTTCACCTACAATACCAAAGATTTTACCCTCGTATTTAAAATAATCGTTATCGTTTATTGGTAGGTCATAAGGTACATATAGGTTTCTATCGTATTCAGATGACATTTGATGATATTTAAGTTGTTCTGAAGTTGTAGGTGTATCCATAAATCCTTTTATAATTTTTTCGCTCTTGTAGCGCTCTTTTTTAAACTTGAAATCACCTATTACTTCAATTCGACCTTTTGAAATAGCATGTGGAAACTCATCGTATGGGTCGAACACGATTAACACTCCTATCTTATGGGTTAAAAAACGTGGAATTTAGCACGTTTATATCTGTTTAACACGTCACTTATATAATCAGGAAGGCCATCATTGTATGTGTACGATACTGTCCCCATACTTCTAGATTTTAATCCTTTTCTAACTTCTGGGCGTTGATAATATTCGATCACATCTGCAACATATTTTTTTATTGCATATGGATAATTAGTTTGCCCATCAACAACAAAGTCATTATTCGTTACATGTTTAACATCATCAAGAATGCCATCAACTTCCATAACGAACAACGACTCTTCATCTTCCTTGATTTCTATACCATTTCTTTTTAGAAGAAGTTTAATTTCTTCGTATAGTGTCATATCAATCACCCGTTCTTTTTAGATGTTGAACGACGTTTCTTAACCTCTTCAAAGCCTACATGACTATAATAAGCTTCAAACGCTTTACGAGTTACTGCCAACTCTTGTCCATCGCATTTTACTTTAATTACTTCAGCTTTATTGTTCACCTGTACCAACTCCCGCTCCTGTATTTTCACCTTTAGGTTGTAATGTAGCGAATGCTTCAGGTTTAACATTCATGTATGCGATATGCATTGTAGCACGTAACGCGAACATATCACGCTCAAATAGAGATACTGGCTTATCAGATGCATCTGACGCTTGTAATGTCGTTAACGTTGCATCTTCAGAGATTGCATATTCGATACCTTGTAAAATACCATAACGTGCATAATCCCAATCACCCATTAATGCTAACGATTTCTTCTTGTCGTACACATCAGCGCCTGTATAAGATAACGGAAGACCCATAATCTCGTTGCCGTTAGCATCGAATAACGGGTGCTTGTTAGCATCTAGTGCATTACGCATTTTGCTACGGAACGAACGAGTAGTTAACACACCGTTTGGATCTAATTCTTCATCTTCGATTGTTGCCATTAAAGCAGAAAGGTCTACGTATAAATCATTTGTATCTTTAACAACGTTACCTTTTTCTTCTGCACCAGTAATTAACGGTTTTCCACTTGTATCTTTGTTATAAGGTGATTCAGTCCCAAAGATAACAGCTTGGTCAAACGCTTTGTAGAACGCTTCTGCAATTAAAGGTTTAACTTCATTGAAGAAATCCTTCGCAGTCCATTTTAAAAATTCTTTAGATAATGGAATGATTACACCAATCTTTTTAGCTTCCATTTCTGCTTGAGCATATTCTGGTTTAGAAGTTTGGATACGTTCAGTTTCTGATACCCAGTATGCTCCTACACCTTTTGCTAAATAAGTAAATTTTTTCTTTTGAGCATTCATCGGCTCATTTTTAGCTAATTTCATAATCGCTGAATTAGCCATGATATCTTTCATAATTAAAGAACCTTGTTCTTCAGGAATTACACCATTTTTAAAATCCGATAAAATTACATTACTCGGAGTATAATTTGGTACTGCCATATTTTATAACCTCACTTTATTTTCTAATATTTACTTCTTGCGCCATTTCTTCAATAGACTTTACATGTGGAGGTGTAGTGTTATTTTCTTGAACATCTCTCACATCTCTTCCACTTGCTTTAAATTTAGACTCGACACCTTTTTGAATGTGTTTGTCAAAAGTTTCTTTCAGAGATTGTAAGTTTGCATCAGTATCCTCGTCACTTTCGCCTACAAATCTATCTACTAAAGAAGATGGAACGTTTAATTCTTGCGCTTTGCTTAACGCATAGCTTTTCAATTTTTCGCGTTTAGCTTCTGCATCACGTTTTTCGAGTTCTTGTTCAAGTGCCGTGATGCGTTTTTGTTCTTCAGATTGTTCAGGGTTTCGTTTTTGAACCTCTTTTTCAATCAAGTTTTCAAGGTTCTTTTCTTTCCAACTTTCTAAACCTTTTGTGTGATAACGATCTAATTCAGGTTGGATAAATCGCTTACCTTCTTCTGTATCTAAAAAGCCTTTAACGTCATCAACAGACACCGTCTTAAGTCCACTTAGATACTCTTTTACGTCTTTGTCGTCTTTATGTTCTTCAAAGTACGACTTAATATCCTCGACATTCATATATCATTGCTCCTTTTTTTCGCCCTTTGCGTACCGTAACAGCCCGAAAAGTGCATAATAAAAAAGCAGTTTAGCGACATACTTCAGGTCGAGCAGTTAGGTTGCTATCCTTTGCATTTCTGTTTTTCCCACTCACGATATGTCATGTGTGGTATCACTTCTGTTGTGCCATCGTCATTACGCACACGCATGACACCAGGTAAGTCATCTTTATCAATGTAATACAATAACTTACAACGACAGTTAATATTCTCTTTTGCACTAGCTACACCAACAAATAGATGTGGCGCTTGCCCTACGCAACCACTAGATTTAAAGTTGCCATCTATATCCACCGACTGACCATCTAAGTGACGATGTGTATCACGTGTGCGAGTATCTTTAGTAGCAGACCAACGTTTTTTCATCTTAAATCCGTTATCTTTAGCAACTTTTGCACTATCTAGTCCGGCTTGTGACATTGCTCTACCTGCCTCTGTACGTGCTACACGTTGTGATTGTGCTTTTGTCATGCCTATATCATCACGTAACGCTTTAGCTATCTTAGAATAACCTTCACCGCTCATAACGCCTTGTGTGATGTGTATACGTATCTTTTTAAGCACTTCATCGCGATGCTTTTGTAATGTAGGCACCAATTTAATAAACTCAATTGGTTGCTCGATTGCTTTGTTGATTACAGACGCAGTAGGCACATCAAACTGCATAGATGTTTGACTAGCCATTTCATACAAATAAAGACTCATCATATACTTCTCAATGTAAGCGTTATGTTGAGTCTGTTTAATTGCTTTAGCTATTTGATTGTAATCGTCGGTCAGCATTTGTCCTATTCGTTCCAATTCTTTATTTAAGCGATTATATTTATTAAATTCAGTCCATGTTACATGAACGTCATCGGACTGGTACTTTTCAAACATATCTGCCAATTCCAGTTTGATAACTTTCAAACGGTTGGCAAATAATATTTCTATTTCTTTTTCAGCTTGTGCATTTAACTTTTCAATGTAATTATCAATATCATTCTGATTGGTTATCTTGCGTTCTGCCATCGTCGTTTCCCTCATTTATATCAGGAATGTTTTTATTTATTTCGAAGTTATCTCGCTCCATCTCATCAAGCTCGTAATCAACATCATCGACCAGTTGTGATTGTCCTAGTCTTGTACGTTCAGATACTTGCCCTCTTAAGTTAATTAACACTTGCGACTCTTCTAATTTGTTTACTGGAATATTACGCGTGAATTTAAATATAAGATTTAGGTAACTGTTTTCATCTACGTTGTAACCTTTACGTTTTAATGCAGATAGAATAACCTTGAATTGATATCTCAACATTGCTGTCATTTTACGCTCAAAGGTCATACACTTATTTTCTAACGCCATTAATTTTAATTTCATACCAATAATAGGAACGTTTCCATTAAACTCATCAGAGTTGAAATTAACTGATTTAGCAAAACGCATGATGTTTTTCTCAATACGATCCAAGTGGTTTTCTATCATACCATCGTTGACATCTTTAGTAAGATATTTAACATCCATATCTTTATCGAATAACTCAAACGCACCACTCTTTTGAGTCTCTTGTATCATTTGCTCGCTCATCCCCATACCACGTAATACTAGGTAAGCAAGACGCGTCTGACTAATCTCGCTAGACGCATCACTCATCGTTAAGTCATAAGCATCGATTAAGTGGATAACTTTCTCAGCGTCTCCTATCATTTCTTTGTTATTAGGTACACCGAACAGTGGGTTGTAGTCAAATAGATGTTCGTAACGACCAACTTCTTGCAATGCATCTATGCCATCACCACGGAACACGTAGTAATATGTGTCGTCATAAAATTCCGCGTAAACATACTCAGTGCCATTGTCGTCATCTTCTTCATAAAAATAACGTAGTGAATATGTTGGTTCTGTAATACTTTCGCCGACAAGCACTACGTTAAAAGGATCAATATTCTTTACGCGAATGTCACCATTAGTATCAATATAAGTCAATCTAGCACCATAACCACAAATAGCGGCCATCTTGCCGATTTCTGAATCTTCATCATCAATACTATTGCGTATAGTAAAATCAGTGATAAACTCTTTAAGCCTCTCATTTGTTTTGTTACTTTCATCTAAATCATAAGTAATTGGCACACCGTGTAAATAACCCACACGAGTATCTACAATTTCACTATCAAACGAATTGTTTAACTTATTATTTATAGATATATCCAAACGTCTAACATTACCGCCACGCTCAAAATCTTCTTTTTCTTCGATGGGTCGACGTTTAAATATTGGTACATAATCAATATGTGTTTTATATCTGTTATAAAGGTTAACCATACGCTCTCTATCGTCTTTGTGAGACTCTATAAGGGCTTCTATATGCTTTGGCAGTACACCTTGCGCTTTAATATCATCAATCAGTTTATACAAATTTATCTCGCCCTCCTTAACCTTTCGGGTTTAAAGTGTGTATATATTGCGTATCTGAGACTATCCAGTACATCATCAAACTCTTTGATAGGTTCACCAGTTGTTTCGTTCCAAACGTATTTATAAATTTCTTGTTTAAATCTTTCCATAGATTCATAAACAACCATTAAATCTCGACGTTTAAAAAGTTTAGCAACTTCTTCGACACCAGATAATTTGGCTTTATCTGCGTTAATTGCTCTAATACCATGACGTCTGAACTCGGTTAGATATTCAGGTCGAGCAGTATCACAATAGAAGTTAATATTTCCGTATTTACCTATTAACATCTTCGCTATGTCTACCCACTCATCAATAAACTTGTGTTGATAAGCGTATTCTTCGATTAGATACACTTTTCCATCTATCGCTTCTCCTAACAAGACGATTGAACCAAAGTGTTCAAATCCCCAGTCCACACCTGCGAAATATTTTTTCATTGGAATGTTGACCATTTCATCTTTAGTGATTGTATTGAGTTGCAAATCAAAATCTGCATATACAACGCCATCACCCGACACCCATTCACCATTAATGTTACGTTCATAGAACATTCCTGTTGGTGTCGAGGCCTTAATAGAGTCTTTATAACGGTTGTTTAAGAAAGTGTTGTCATCTAGTTTAAATTGGTAAGATAATATACCAGCTTTCGGATCATCATTCTGGATATAGTCTTTCAATAACCAATGTTCAGGGTGGTCCGGATTCGTATCAACTAATATCCTTGCGCCATAACCACTACAACGTGATTTAATCTCATCGAAGACCTCTTCGTGAGCGAGAGACGCCTCGTTGATATATGCGCCATACGACGTCATACCACGTATTGCAGCAATGCCACTTACTTTACTATGTCCGACTTGAACCACTTTAACGCCAAACAGAGTAAAACTATTGTATTTATCAAACTCAAACTCAATACCGTATTTGTTAGTTAATTCTACAAGTACGTTTTTACTAATCGTTCCTAGCGTTGCACCAGCTAGAATATATTGAGGCGTTTCTACACCTTCTTTATTAGCTATTTGTCTAACTCTTATTAATTCATCTAAAAACAAATCGTTATTCAATATTGTTTTTCCTGTACGTTTGGCACCATGATTGATAAGCATAAACCAATCACGCTTTGAAGTATTTTTTAATATATCAATCTGTTTAGGTGTGTATAGTGCATCTAATCTACTCATCTATCAACACATCCTTTATAGATTTACGTAATTGTAATATCTTATCTTCGGTGCTCGCTTCATTGTTACGATCCATTTGCTCGATTTTCTTTTCAAGCATCTTAATTTCTGCTTCAATCTTTTTGTTAGTTAGTTGTTCATTGCCTAACATCATTCTGTTCATACCATCTAAACCAGCTACAAATGCATCTGCTGATGATTTTTTTAAGCCATTGTCATTTATATCTTGTTTAGATATGTTTTTTAGCCACTCATATTCGTCAAAAGCCTTTTGGCGTGTCCATTTTGATTGTTCGGCTGCTTCTTGACGCAATTCTTCATACCTTCCGGAAACCTTCCGATTTTTTAAAAGTGTACTTGCTTCTTTATCTAAGTATTTGCCACTCTTACCTTTGGTCGAATAACCTGCATCAATGTATGCCTTGCGTTGGCTTTTACCTTCTATAAGTCCTAAAACAAACTTCTCTTGTTTCGGGGTAAGTTTAATCATTTCTTTTCACGTTATCACACGCCTTTACGTTAAATACTCTTTAAATTTTTAATAAAAAAAGACTACTCGAGTTTCTCTCGAATAGTCACTATGGGAGGTAATTAATAATGCAAAATCAAGTTTATCCAGAAAGGAGAAAAAGCACCTACCCAACGGATAGGCACTCAAGCAATCAGTGGCTGGCCAATACGACCATTACCAAACTTAATCACTTTCATTGAGAACTAACCAGCTACCTCAAAACGAGGGTTCGTGTGGATAGTTCTTACACAACAATTATATAAAATAACTTTACCCTTTCAAAATAGTGTCATTTCAGTCATTTTCGTCATTTTTGTCACTGTAATAAATATATCTTTTCCGCTAACTCATCACGTCGCGCTAAAAAATTATTTCTATTCAATTTAGAATTAGGTAAATTTTTAATCACATCATCACGCTTGTACCCCTTTTTGAGTAACTCTAGAAAACAAAAGTCTACATGCCCTAATTTCTGTTGTGATTGATTAATAAATTCAATCTCACGTAACATCTGTGCATAACGTTTATTAGTTCGTTCTAACTTAATCACCACATCTTCCACTTTGCTACTATTTTGTCCCTGTGGTTTAGGTAATGTCGCTTGTATACCGTATTGTGCAATTGAATTGCTATCATAATCTGGCATAGCATCTGCAATAACATTACATTTCATTTTGTGTGTACCAATCATATTGATAATAGCCTCTTTACTGTACAAGTTAATACCCACCTGCCAAATCGTTAATATCGTATTGATCACTCTCTCTAGCAAAGTCCTTAGGTGCAGTATCAATATCGTCTTCACTCTGCAACTTAACGATAAGTTCGTTAGTTAGATATTTACTAAGTTCATACATTCCGATGATGAACCATATTTTTAGTATGCGTTTAAACATTCCGTTCACTCCTTAGTCTTTTCTATCTCATACATTTTTGGATACGAACTTATTATTGGAATTCTGTAACCAATTGTTTTTACCCTCACCTTTTCTCCAACATGTAAGGTTGCCTGTACATCTGCACTGTTAAATCGACCTTTAAAGATCAAATCGGTATTTGCTATCACTTTCTTGTTATCTAAAACGATGTAGAAGGTATCTATTTTCTCTCCACGCTTGTTATATTTATCAGTGATTTTTCCTGTATAAATCTCTTTATGATTATATTCAGCTATCGTAAAAATTGGACCACCTATCAAAAAGATTAATAGTATTATTCCTACAACTGATAAGAAGCCTCCCATTATAACTTCAAAAAAGCCTAAATCTTTTATTTCCTTTTTCACTTCTCCAGCACCTCTTTCACACGTTCGTAGATATCTTTAGTATCCTGTTGATCCAAACCCGTCTGTCCCTCTCTCTGACACATAACTAAACTCCTCTACTTCTTTTAACTCTGGTGTCCAAATAGGTACGATAACTAACTGTGCTAGTTTGTCGCCTTTGTTGATTTTATAAGTACCTGCATCAAGTGTTTTATCCGTATAATGTACTTCACCTTTAATATCTTGATACACGTCTGAATCAATAACAAAATCTTGTCTGTCATTCTTAATATTAATTCTCATATTTCCTTGAAACCCTGCGTCTATCTTGCCTGTTTCAATCACTAAATGTGTCTTACTACTTACACCACTTCTTGACGTTAATAGCCCTACATACCCCTCTGGAATGTTCACAGCGATGTCTGTTCTAATCGTTGCTTTCTCTTGTGGTTCAAGTACGATAGTTTCTGCAGAATATATGTCATAACCGGCGTCTAGTCTGTCACGCTTTGGCATTGTTGCGTCGTCTGATAATAATTTGATTTCTAATTGATTAGTCATTTTTTATTCTCCCTTTTTCAACATCTATCATAGTTTGTCTTAACATTAATCCAGTACGTCTTATTCTTTCGTTTGGTATTTTCGGGTTGTACGCATGCCAGTTTGGTTCTAACTCTCTACGTTTTTCAAGCAGCCTTGTGTATTCTTTACTTAATGCTATTAAAGTATCTAATGTGTTTGTCATTTATTGTTCCTCCAATATTTGAATTAATTGAATGTGATACCATTCTTGATAAACGTTCACGTTCTGTTTTTGTATCAACTATTTGATATCGGTAATTCAACATAGGTGCTAATGCTGGTTTAAGTAACGACTGCTTAATAACTACTTTTTGGTTACCGACCAATGTATGAAAACTGCCACCATTTAATAAACTGAGTAAGTCATTTTCATCAAGGAGTATAGTTTGTTCACTCATCACTACCACGCTCCAAATCGTTCATTTTAGTTTTTATAACTTTAAATGCAGTTAATAAGTTTTCAAAACGTTCAAATTGTTGTGGACTTTGTGCACAATCTTTTCTATCACTAAAGGTCTCATTTTTGTCTAATACGTATTCCTTTAACTTATCCCACGCCTCTGCCTTCCTTTTAACTTCTGCCATATCATTGATGAGTTCGTCATGCTCTTTAGACGTATCATATAAATTCTTTTC